AGGGCTCAGACAGCTGTAGGTAATAACGTAGAGTTAGCTTACACATCTGGGTCTACAAAAACTGGTATGTCTGCGGCAGAAATTTCTTCTACCACAGCAGCTACTACTGCTCAGTTTAGAATCGTAGGATTCTCTACTGATCCATCTAATAGCACTACTGGTTCTGCTAACGTAAATGCAATCGTATATATTAATGAGCATTTCTATACCACAGTAACGGGAGTTTAATAATGGCAATAAATAGAGCGCAATTAGCGAAAGAACTAGAGCCTGGATTGAACGCCCTTTTTGGGTTGGAATACTCCAGGTATGAAGCTGAACACGCTGAAATTTTTGATACTGAATCTTCTGATAGAGCGTTTGAAGAAGAAGTTTTAATTTCAGGTTTCGGTAATGCTGAAGTAAAAGCTGAAGGTACAGGCGTTAGATTTGATAACGCTACTGAAGGCTACACTTCACGTTACACTCACGAAACAGTTGCTTTGGCTTTTGCATTAACAGAAGAAGCTGTTGAAGATAATCTCTATGACAGACTTGGTGCTAGATACACTAAGGCGTTAGCGAGATCTATGGCTAATACTAAGCAAATTAAGGCTGCTGCTGTATTGAACAATGCGTTCTCTACAACAGGAGGCGATGGTAAAGTCCTAATTGCTACTGATCACCCTCTTAGTGGTGGTGGTACACTAGCAAACAGAGCTACAACTATGGCTGACCTTAATGAGACTTCATTGGAAGATGCTTTGATTTCAATATCAACATTTACTGATGACAGAGGCTTAACAATTGCTTTGAGAGGAATGAAACTAATTGTTCCACCTCAACTTCAATTCGTAGCTGACAGACTACTCAGTTCTCCAGGGAGAGTTGGTACTTCTGACAATGACATCAACGCAATCAGAAATACAGGAATGTTGCCTGATGGTTATGTAGTAAACCACTACTTAACTGATACAGACGCTTTCTTCATCAAAACTGATTGTCCTGATGGATTTAAGCACTTTGAAAGATCACCTCTTTCAACTGCACTAGAAGGCGACTTTGATACTGGAAACATGAGGTACAAAGCTAGAGAAAGATATTCATTTGGATATTCTAACTTTAGGGCTGTATTTGGTTCTCAAGGAGCTTAACGGCAGATAGTAGTCACCGTCACCCGACTACTAGGAAAGGGGGATGCTTCGGCATCCCCTTTTTTTTTACTTTATTTCTTAAAAAAATGGATATATGATAGAAAAGTGTTTAATTAGCTTAATGAGGGCTGCGTGCAGTTTCCATTAATACAAATATAAGGAGTTCATAATGGCTAATCCACATTTTCAAAACTTAATACTATGGGCGGGTAATACCGAAGCTACCAAGCATAAGAAAAACCAACCCATGTTTGTTCCATACCCATCAGATCAAACGTACTACATGTACCAAAATGATTTTTTCACTTACAACTCTGGTGATTGGACTATAACAACTACAGAGGCTGGTAGCGGCAACGCTTCAGAGGCTGTAACATCATCAGCTGGCGGAGCTTTGTTAATTACAAATGACGATGCTGACAATGACTTAGACTTTTTACAATTGAAAGGTGAAGGGTTCAAGTTAAGTACCAGTAAAAATGCTTACTTTTCAGCTAGATTCAAAGTAAATGACGTTGATCAATCAGACTTTGTTATGGGGCTTGGTATTACAGATACTACACCACTTGATACAACTGATGGAGTTTTCTTCATATCAGCAGACGGGGATGCAGGTCTAGATTTCTTAGTTGAAAAAGACAATACTGCAACAACTACAGAAGACGTAGCGACTATGGCAGACGACACATTTATAACAACTACTTTCTTTATAGATAAAAATGCCTCAAAAGTCTTTTACTCTATAAATAATGCTGATCCAGTAGGAGTGGTAAACACCAATTTACCTGATGATGAAGAATTAACAGTTTCATTTGGTATTCAAAATGGTGAAGCTGCTGCTCAAACTATGACAATTGACTACGTAGTAGCAGCAGTTGAAAGATAAGGGAGGCTAATAATGGCTGATACAGTAACTTCCCAAACTATACAGGATGGTGAAAGAGTTGCTATTTTAAAATTCACTAATGAATCTGATGGCACAGGTGAATCATCCGTAAAAAAAGTAGATGTATCTGCTTTGTCTGCTAACAATGCAGGTTCAGCTTGCACAAGTGTATCTATAGCTAGAATTTATTGGGCAACCAGAGGTATGGGTGTTGATATAGAATTTGACGCATCAACAAATGTTTTGGCAATACCTTTACCTGCTGACAGTACAGGCGATGAATACTATGATGATAGATTTAGCGGTATACCGAATAACGCTGGATCAGGAGTAACTGGTGATATTGACTTTACTACTGTAGGTCATTCTAGTGGGGATGCCTATTCTATAATTCTTATACTTAATAAAAATTATTAATGGCTGAATACAGGGGCAAGAAGGTAACTCTGAACAAACCAAGGAGAATCTCTAAGGGTTCTCCTGGGTTCGGTAAGAAAACTAGAGAAGTTTTTGTTAGAGTTCCCTCCTCTGGAAAAATTAAACGGGTTACTTTTGGCGACCCAAAATTAGGCGCACATCCTAGCAATCCTAAGAAAAGAAAAGCTTACTGCGCTCGCAGTAAAAATCTAGGAGACGATAGGACTAAAGCAAATTATTGGTCAAGAAGACAATGGAGATGCTAAATGGCAAAAGCTAAAAGTGGAGGTAAAATATGTCCAGCTGGCAAAGCTTGGGCAAAACGTACTTTTGATACATATCCTTCTGCCTATGCAAATATGGCCGCATCTAAATATTGTAAAGATCCAAACTATGCTAAAGGCTCTAAGAAAAAGAAAAGAGTAAAAAAAGCTGGGGGAGGATTGGTATTTAACGTAAGAGGACAAGGCAGAGTAATGCCAAATAGGTTGAGATAATGGGACAACTTAAACAGTGGCGAGAACAAAACTGGGTAAGAATAGGTACTGATGGTTCTATAAAAGGACCGTGTGGAACCAGTAAAAATAAAAAGAATCCAGATAGATGTTTGCCAAAAGCCAAAGCTCAAAGTCTATCTAAAGCAGAACGTGCCAAAACTGCACGTAAGAAAAAAGCTGCGGGTGCAAAAGGTAAAACCGTAGTAGCAAATACAAAAAAAGCTAGAGTTTCTGTAAGCAGAGGAGGAGAAATGCTAAAAAACAAATCAAAAGCTGATCTTAACAAAGACGGTAATATATCTTCATACGAAATGAAAAGAGGTATGGCTATTGAAAAAGCCATGTCTCAACAAAATCGTGTGAAGAAGAAAAACGGTGGATTCATAGCAAGAGGCTGTGGTAAAGTTATGAACAATCGTCGTAAAGTTACGACTATATCTTAGGAGATAATTATGCCAGCAAAAAAAGCAGCAGATAAAAAAATGGATGCCAAAATGAAGGCTAGACAAAATGCAAAGGTAAGACCTGATGAGCCAGTAGAAGAAACAAGAATCTACTTGAACATGCCTAAGAAAAAGGCTGCTCCAAAAAAGAAAGCACCTGCTAAAAAGAAAACTACTAAAAAATAAAGGTTTACTATGTATAAAAGAACAAAAGGGTATGCAGCTGGAGGAATGGTAAAATCCAAAGGCATGAAAAAAGGTGGTCCTATGAAATCCAAAGGGATGAAGAAGGGTGGACCAATGAAATCCAAGGGCATGAAGAAGGGTGGACCTATGAAGTCTAAGGGTTACAAAAAGGGTGGCAAAGTGATGAAATCAAAAGGATATGCTAGGGGTGGCAAGGTGATGAAATCTAAAGGCTATAAGAGAGGCGGTAAAGTAAAAAAAAGTAAGTAGTGGCTTACTTACAAAGCAACATCCCACATTTCAAATGCTGGGTCAGAAAAGAATATACGCATAATCACGAAAAATATCACGGTGAGTTTCTTCACGCCATGGCAGTTGCTGTTACAACAATGCCTTGTCGTTGTTTGAGCTTTCAAGTTATTTTTACGGGTATAGAAGCAGAAGGAGAAGAGGAAGACAACGTACATGGTGGCGCTATGTGGGCTAGGATGCCAATAACAGCGCTTGTAGGCGATACTCCTTTTGAAGAATGGCCAGAACCTATGGCAGTTCACGATGCACAACCTTGGGATTGTTCCTCACACCATCATGCTGTTTACGTATTAGATAGAGCCACTCCTTGTCCTTGGCTTGCCAAAATAGATGGTAATTTTTACCCAGCTAAATACTTGTTTACAGTGGATTACGCTGAAAATGAGATAGCTGATGATCCTGCCCAACATAAACAAAGTCATGTTTTGGAGCTATTAGACGCAGGAGAATGGACAGGTAATATTGTAGCGTTACCAAATAATCGTGTGAGAGTTACACATCCAGCTTGGTTTGAGACTGGATCAGGCGCACCTGATTTTAAACCATCTGCACATATACATTATTCAAAGTCTGATTTAGACTATACGTTGGATGTAAACAGAATTTTTGATAATCTATATGCAGAGGACGAGTAATGGCACTTTCAGGCAGTACAGATTTTGAACCTAACGTAACCGAGTTTGTTGAAGAAGCTTTTGAGCGTTGTGGTATCGAACTAAGAACAGGATACGATCTTAAAACAGCAAAAAGATCTATTAATCTCATGTTGGCAGAATGGGCCAACAGAGGTTTAAATCAATGGACAATAGAACAAGCAACGCAAACTGTAACAGAAGGCACTTCTAGTTATTCTTTGAATTCTAATGTAATTGATATATTAGATATGTCGTTGCGTAGAACAGTTAATAGTGAAACAACTGATACAAGTATGAGCAGAATCAGTCGCTCTGAATATTTGAATATACCAACTAAAGATACAAAAAGCCGACCTTCGCAGTTCTTTTTTGACAAGTTAACTACACCCGTAATAAAAATATGGCCAAGCCCTGAAAACTCTACGGATATATTAGTTTTTAACAAAATAGTCAGAATGGATGATGCTGATACAGCTATCAATACGTTAGATATGCCATTTAGGTTCTATCCTTGTTTTGCTGCTGGACTGGCTTACTACATATCAATAAAGAGGGCGCCTGATCGTATGCAAATGCTAAAGGCTGCTTACGAAGAAGAATTTAGACGTGCAGCCGACCAAGACGAAGACAGAGCATCATTTCGTATAAAACCATCTATGAGGAGTAGTTATTAGTGGCTTACGCTACTGGAAAGTTTGCGCGTGGACTTTGTGATCGTTGTGGTTTTGAATACAAACTGCACGAACTCAAAGAAGAATGGAACAATTTAAAAGTCTGTAGCGAATGTTTTGAACCGAAAGCGCCACAAATTGACCCAAGACCAGTAATCACAGACCCA